AATACGCAGAAGCTCGTCGAGTGGTGGGAAGCCGTGTACCGCACGCCGATGCGCTGGCTGCCGAATATGTACGACCTCAGCTCGGCGCTGACCGTGCCGCAGCGCTGGTCGCCGGGCAAGATCCTGCGGGTCGGCTCATTCGGTGCCACCAGGCCACTCAAGAACATCCTGACCGCTGGTGCGGCGGCACTCGAGATCGGCGCCCGGGTTCAAGCCGATGTCGAATTCAATGTGAGCTCGGGGCGCGCCGAGGGTGGCGGCGACACGATCACTAAGGCGTTGCTTGCGCTCTATGCGAACCTGCCGACCGCCAAGGTCGTGCAGTCGGGCTGGCAGTCCTGGCCGGCCTTCCGCCGGGTTGTGCGCAGCATGTCGCTGCTGATCCAGCCCAGCTATACCGAGTCGTTTTGCATGGTGGTCGCCGACGGTGTGGCCGAGGGTGTTCCTTCGGTCACCAGTGAGGCGATCGATTGGGTGCCACACGCCTGGCGGGCGGATTCGGACGACGCCGATGCCATCGCTACCACTGGCGTTCATCTGCTGCACGACCCCCAGGCAATCCCGACCGGACTGAAGGCGCTGAAGAAGCATAACGCCGCAGCGCTCGCCGCCTGGTCGACCATACTGACAACGCCCTCTCGCCCTGCTGGGTAATGGACTGCCCGCATTGCGGGGGGCCCATCGACGGCGGTCGACGAAAGCCGATCGAGCACGCCTACATTGACGACCGCTGGCACGCGATCGTCGTCGGCGACGAGATCCGCCGGCTTACGGCCTCGCAGTGGCGGCTGCTGCTGCTATTGCGCGAGCGCTTCCGGCGCTTTGTTCCACTGGAGTTTCTCGCGCAATGGTCGGCGGCAAACCCCGAGGACGGCGGTGACATCGTCACGCTCAGACTTATGGTCATGCGGGTGCGCGCAAAGCTCGCCGGTTCACCGTTGGGCATCGCGACCCTGCACGGCGTCGGCTACGGGCTTTTCCCGGTCGAGGAACTCAAGACTTCGGGTTATGGCAAGGGCCGCCGATTTACCACCGCCGTCGAGCCAGAAGTAAATTTGATCGGAGAGCGTCATGGCCGCTGGTGACCTGACGAGCCTTGCCAACCTCAAGGCGTGGCTCAACACGACGGGGACTTTCGGCTCGACCGATGATGCGATCCTGACCCGGCTGATCACCGCGGCGAGCGGGTTTCTGGCGCGCTATCTCGGCCGCGATGTCGTGCTCACCAATTACAACGAATTGCGCGACGCCTACGGCCCGCCCTCGAACAGCTTCGTCTTCGCCAATTACCCGGTCCAGCAGGTCTATGCCTGCGTGGTTGCCGGCGTCTCGATCCCGCCGATCCCGCAGACCAGCGGCAGCTTGACCACCAACGCGCCGACCGCGGCCGCCAACGCGACGCTGCATTTTGCCGGTCCGGTGCCGAGCTGGATCGTCCAAGGGCTGGCGATCACCGATCCGACGACGCTGAACGCGATCCAGGCGAACACGACGGTGCAATCGGCGACCTCGACCACCGTCGTCATGAGCCAGGGTGCGGGCAGCGCCGGTGTGCAGTCGGGCGATCTGATCGTGTTCGCGCCAACCCCAGGCTCGCTCGTCAACGCGTTGCCGACCACGTTTTATCCACCGGCCGGCTACACCTTCACGCCGACCAAGCTGGTGATCACCGGCTACCCGATCCCGCGCCTGCAGCAGTGCGTCAGCCTGCTCTATCAGGCGGGCTATGCGACGGTTCCTTACGAGGTCGAGCAGGCCTGCATCGAGCTGGTGGCCCTGCGCTACCGCATGGAACGCCAGCACCCGGGGGTCACCGCCGACCACATCGGCACCGCCGCCGGCGACGGGGTTACCTACAGCCAGAAGGATATGAACCCCTGGATGAAGCGGGACCTCGAGCAGTTCAAGTCGGTCGCACCAGTCTCACCAATGCCAAGGGGGTTTTGATGGACGCTCCGCTGCAGGAGCACGAGATCCGCGCCCTACCGCGCTGTGCCAACTGCCCGTTTGCCGAGACCGACACGGACGACGGCAAGCTCTATTGCCACGAAAGCGCGGTGAAGGCCCAGGCGGTCGTCGTCGTGCGGCCGCCGGTCGAGAAAAAGCCGGTCCTCACCGCGGCGGGCCATGGGATCCCGCCCAAGCCCGACGTTGTGGTACTCGGCGTCACCAGCTACTGGCCCGAGGTCCAGCCCGATTGGGCGTGCTGGCAGCACCCGCGCCGCCAAGCCGAACGGCGCCGGCTCGAGACCGGCCTATGATGCTGTTGCTCGAACTCTCGCGCGGCCGGCCGGATATCCCGGCTTCGCTGTGCAACCCGATCGAGGCCTGGCTTTACCAGTCGCACGACGTGATCGAAGCGGCGATCGGCGACGTCGCTTTTATCCAGGCCATCGAAGACAGCGCTCGGGTGATCGCTGAGTCGCTGAGAAGAGGCGGCCAGATCCTGATCGCCGGCAATGGCGGAAGTGCGGCCCAGGCCCAGCACTTCGCGGCCGAACTGGTCGGCCGGTGCGAGCGCGACCGGGGACCGCTGGCAGCCATCGCACTCGGCACCGATCCCGCAACGCTGACGGCACTGGCCAACGACTACGGTTATGAGCGGGTCTTTGAGCGCCAGCTTGCGGCACTGGCAAATCATGACACGGTGCTCGTGGCGATCTCGACCTCGGGAAACTCGGCCAACATCCTGCGCGCCGCCGAGGCGGCGTTCAAGCAACGCATCCCCGTGATCGCGATGACCGGACGCGGCGGTGGGCAACTGATCCAGCTCTCCAATCTGGCGATCGTGGCACCGATCGACGGCTTGATCACCCCGCTCATCCAGCAGCTCCACCTGATCGCCGCGCACGCGATCTGCGGCCTGGTCGAGTCGATCCTCTTTCCCCCCGGGGAGGCCTAAATGAGCTTTGCCGTCGAAATGCAGGGGCTCGAGCTCCTGCGCGCCCGCTTTGGTAGGATGCCCGGACAAGTCCGGCAGCGCCTGCGCCAGGTCGTGCGCGATATGAGCGAGCTGGTCGCCGAGACGGCGCGTGCCAACATGGCCCGGCTGTTCAAGGGGCCGGTCGCCGAGATCACCACCCAGGTCACCGACAGCGGCGACGTCATCACCGGCACGATCACCGCCGGCGGCACGCCCTTTGCGGCGATCCACGAATACGGCGGCACCGTTCACATCCCGGAGATCTTCCCGGTGCAGGCCCAGGCGCTGCATTGGGTCAGCAAGGGCGGCGCCGAGGTCTTCGCCCGGCATGCCGCGGCGCACGATGTGCGGATCCCCGAGCGCTCCTATCTGCGCAGCGCCCTCGATCAGCGTGAGGCCGACATCATCGCGGCGTTTCAGGGCATCGGCGGCGAAGTCGACCTCGCCGCGGCCGCCTGACGGAGGGGGACCCTATGCTGTTCGCTGAGTGGGAAGAGGCGCAACCCAGCCCGGTCGACATTGCCCGGGCGGTCCCGTTGCCCGGTGGCGGCATCGAATTGCGCCCGCTGCTGCTGCCGGCCCGCAAGGTGGCGCGGCGCGGCCGCATCGTCGGCTATGTCACAAATGCCCACGGCCAGGTATGCGCCATCTGCAAAGACGGCGACCGGCTTCTGGACGTGCCGCTCGTCGACCTGATCGTCGTCGAGGACACCAAGGACGCGAGCCGCTGATGGCGACGTGCCCTCCGACCCGCGAGCAGGTCTTCCAGGCCGTGTTCAATCTCGTCGACGGGTTGCCGGGCTTTGTGCTGACGACCCGCCGCTACACTCGCCCGTCCGCTGTCGAGGCGATCAACTGCCCGTGTCTGATGACCTGGGAGCAGCCCGAGAAGACCGAGGGCGGCGACATCGGCTTGAAGAAGCGCTGGTGGGAGGTCTGGCTCATCCTGGTCTACTACAACAACGACGCGTACACGCCCGGTGCCACGATCCTCAACCCGCTGATCGATGCGGTCGAGGCGGCGTTTGCCCCGGACAACCCGGTGCACCAGACGCAGACACTCGGCGGGCTGGTGCACGCGGTCTACATCGACGGCGCCACGGTCAAGGCGATCAGCGACATCGATATCGACCACGGCCAGGGCGGTGCGGTCATTCCGGTGCGGATACTCGTGCCGTGACAAGTGACCACTTTCGGCCATTGCATCGGATGACACCGGCCCGCTGCATGCGGTGCAACGTCACCGTCGCGGTATTGGGCGGCAGTTGAACGCCATAGCCGCGGCGGATTGCGGCGATGATGCCGGCGCGGCTCTGTCCGCGAGCGTCGACGGCCTGCAGTACCGCGACGATCATCTCGCGGGTCCGCGGCAGTGGTTGGTCCACTCTGCGAAGCGCGGCGAACAGCAATTCCCGCGCGGCGCGGGCATGCTGTTCGATCTGCTCGAAGCACTCAAGCAAGCGTGCGAGGTCGGCGCGCGTCATTTCGGGATCCTCAATCCGCTGATCGACGCCGTCGAGGCGGCGCCCGCACGACACAGCTCTTCGTACTTTGTCATCTCAAGGGGGTTCTCATGATCACACGCGATCTGCGCTTGCAGGATAGGCGCGGGGACTGATGCGGCTCAACCTTCCCGACGTCACCCTGGTGGCGATCGACCAGGGGCCGCTCGCCGAATTGCAGGAGCTGTCGGTGCGCGACTGCCTCGCCGTCGCGGATTTTGGCGGCATCATTCGCGACGTTGGCCCGCTCGGCAGCGTCGAGGCCTGGGACCGCGCCAGTTGGTACGACGTGCCGCCACTGGTGAAAACCAGTCATTACCTGATGATCCAGTGGGACAGTTGGATCGTCAGGCCGGCCGCCTGGTCCGATGAGTTTCTTGGCTACGACTATATCGGCGCACCCTGGTGGTACACCGACCAGCGCAATGTCGGCAATGCCGGCTTCTCGTTGCGCTCGAAGCGCCTCGGCCTCTATCTCGCCGAGCACCGCGAGCAATTCCCGCTGCGCTTGCCGGTCGATCACAACATCTGCCGCAACTATCGGCCGCTGATGCGCGGTGACCTGCTGTGGGCACCCGATGAGGTCGCCTACCGCTTCTCGCGTGAGCGCACCGGCTGGGAGCGGCGCGAAGCCAGCTTTGGCTTCCACGGTCTGTGGAACTTCCCACTGGTGCTCGACATGCGCGGGCTCGGCGAACGCATTGCGCTGTTCAATGACTACGTCACCAGCCGGGTCGAGTACCCGCAGATGCTGCAGATGATGTACGAGCGGCGGGCGCGGGCATGATCACCCGCGACACCTATTACTCGGTGCTGCGCTACTCGCTCGACGAGTACCCGTGGCCAAAGCTGATCACCAAGCTGCTCGGCGAAACCGACCTCGCGTTTCTACGCGATGACGACTTGCCGCGCCACTCGCGTCAGACCGACCAGAAGACCAAGTGGCACAAACGGTTTTACGAGACCCGCAATGTCTGGGGCGAACTCTATCACCGGTTTGTTATATCCTTCGTCGCGCGGCAATTCCGAGAGGACTTTTACTTCCAGGCGATCCCGACCTTTCGGGTGCATCTGCCGTACAATGTCGCCGTCGGCGAGTACCACAAGGACGGCGATTACGGGCATCCGGCCGGTGAGACGAACCTGTGGGTTCCGCTGACCTCGGCCGCCGACACCAATTCGGTCTACCTCTGCGACCACGACGAGTCTCAGCTCGGGATTTGGCGCCGCTCGATCCGCGTGTGGCCGGGCGATGTCGTCGTCTTTGACGCCGTCGGGCGCTGCCACGGCAACGAGACCAACTGCGAGCGCTTTAGCCGGGTCAGCTTTGATTTCCGCGTGCTGCCGGTGCGGCTCTACCGCGACAGCGAGGCGCGCTCGGTCAACATGGGCAAGCGTTTCGCCCCCGGCGAGTATTACGCCGCCGAGCCGGTCCGGGGGCTCGCCTGATGGCGCGGGGCGACGAGCCGAGCCGGCTGCTGAGCCTCGACGACGAGCCGTGGCGGCCGTCGCAGCGCCTCTATTCGCTGGCCCATGACATCACCGGCCTGGCGCCGCGGATCACCCACCGCAAGCTCGCTGCACGGCCCTCGGCCGGCCAGCGCTGGTTCGAGGTCTTCCCGGGCGAGCACTACCATCTCCTGACCGCGATCTCGGTGCTGCTCGGCCCGCGCATCATCTGGGAATTCGGCACCGATACCGGGATGAGCGCGCTCGCCATGCTCGAGGGCTGCGCGCTGGCCCGGGTCTACACCGTCGACATCGCCGGCTGGCGGACCAAGCCCGATCCGTGGCTCCTCGAGGAGGACTTTGCGGACGAGCGGGTGACCCAGGTCGTGGCAAACATGGCCGACCCGGATTTCTTCGCGACCTGGGGCGAGTGCATCGCCGGAGCTGATCTGATCTTCGTCGACGGCCCGAAGGACATCACAACCGAGCGGCGGTTCCTCGAGCTGCTCGGCGCCGTCCAGTTCCGCACCCCGCCGATCGTGGTCGTCGACGACATCCGGGTCATCAACATGATCGAGGTGTGGCGCGGCATTGCGCGGCCGAAGATGGACCTGACGAGCTACGGCCATCACACCGGCACCGGGCTCGTCGATTGGTGCGGGACAAGATGACCGCGGGACCGCTGGAGTTTCTCGACGTGGTTGGCAGCTTTCTCGACCAGGAGTGCGAGGGCTGTCGCCGCTCCCTCGCCGCGGTCAGAGTGGGATTGCTTGGGATGGACCACGTCGCCAGGGTCGAGTTCGCCACGAAGGTATTGCCCGCCTACTCGGGTATTGCTGAGGCTTACGCTGAGTTTACGGCGTTCCTGCGCGCTGTGCAGGATGGGGCTTTGGGCACGGCTTGATGGCGACGCAATACGACTCGCTGATCGGCGGCCGCCGCAACACCGCACTGCGCGAGGCGATCCAGCACGGCGCTCTGAACTTTACCTACAAGGGTCACCCGTGCTGGAAAGACCCGTTCGACCTGGCGCTTTACTCGATGCTGCTGTGGCGCGAGAAGCCGCGGACGATCATCGAGATCGGCTCGGCCTTTGGCGGCTCGGCGCTGTGGTTCCGCGACATGCAGGTCGCGATGGAAATCAACCCCTGCATCGTCATGTCGATCGACACCAACCCGCCGAGCACCACCATCTCCGGCCTCGCCTTCCTGCAAGGCGACGCGCACGACCTCGGCCAGACGATCCCACAGCAGTGGCTCGCCAATGAGATGGCGCGGCCGTTGCTGGTCATCGAAGACTCATCACACGAGCCCGAGACCACGCTCGCGGTCCTGCGCTTCTTCGACCCCTGGCTGCGGCCCGGCGAGATGATCGTGGTCGAGGACGGCAACGCCGACGAGCTCTATCCCGGCCGCCACCGGCGCGGTGGGCCGTTGACCGGGGTCGCCGAGTTCATGGCCGAGCGCGGCGTCGATTATGTGCGCGCCGCCGAGTATTGCGACTTCTTTGGCCAAAACGTCACCTGGAACCCCGACGGCTACATTCGGCGGATCCGCTGATGGGCCTAATAACGCCTGACCATAGGATGGCGTGGGACCAATGGGTGCGGGTGTTCGGTGCCCTGCGTGAGGAGGGCGAGACCGGGACCATGCGGCACGACAGCGGTCGGGTCTTCAAGGTTCGGCTGCACTCCTACCGGCGCGATGGCGAGGACTGCGTCTTCCAGCTCGAAATCC